GCGCGGGCGGCTGTAAAAGGTAAATTACCGCCACTGTTCCCTCCCGTTGAGACGTTCATGGCCAGCGGCGAACCGTCCGCACGCTGCCCGGTTAACTCCACCTGCAGGGAGCTGTCATAGCTGCGGCTGACCTGCAACGTGCTAAGCCTGATGCGCGGCTCCCAGCGGCTCAGCGCGGCGTAGATAGCCGCCATCAGCTGCAGGTTCAGCGCATCGTTCTGCGGCTGGTCCATCAGGGCAAACAGCATCGAGCCATATTCACGCCGGGCAATGCGGCTGCCCTGCGGGGTTACCAGAATGTCGCGGACCGACTGGCGGATATGGTCGGTGTCCGTCAGCGTCCTGCCGGTCTGCTGGTTCATGCCGAGGTACATCACTGCGGGCCTCCTGACGTGTCGCTGCCGGACCTTACGCCGCCGTGCTTATGCGCATCCACCACGACGCCGTTAGAACTCATGGCGCCGCCGCTCTGCGTCACGCCGCCGTTAATGGTCATTTCCGCGTTGATTTCCGCCTGGTCAGCGTTAAGCGCAAAGCGCTTCGTGTTCAGCTCCATATTTTCGGCCCCCTCTATCACCACGTTCTGCACGCCCTTAATCAGCCAGCGATGCCTGTCCGGGTCATATTCAAACCAGCCGCCGTCCGGGTATTCGGTCACGCTGCCCTCTGTTGAATCAGACGGCGGCGGAAAGGTGTTGGAATAAATGGCGGGCAGCGCAAAGGCGGTTTCCAGATGGCCGCCGAGGCTCAGCAGCACAACCTGCTCCCCCACGGTCGGCGCCCACCATGTGCGGGTGTTACCGGCGCGCAGGGTCAGCCAGCTAATCCAGTTGGTTTCAAGGTCTCCCGTTTTCACCCGGCACAGCCATTTGTCCCGGTCCACGTCCGAGACAATGCCGGTGCGGATCAGGTTGGTGATAAGGCGCATGATTTCTGTGAGTTGTGCGTTCATGCTCATAACATGCGCTATTCGAAAATCAAAAACACTTATTCACAGTTGTGTTATCAACTACACAAAAGAGATATATTATGATTATTTCCAAACTGGAGGATTTATGAGCAAAGAAGTCAGAGTAAAACTTGAATCGATAGTTATAAATTATTTTAAGAAATCAACATATTTATTTAAGGCGATAACGTTTCATAATAAAGCAATAATTTATGCAAATCAGAATCCCGATTCAGAGTTAAAAAACTCCCTTGATGATTTAAGGACGTTACTTCTTGAAAACTATAATAATGACTTTATTGATAGACATATGCCAGCCCTTTGCTTTAGCGCACTTGTATCGGCTTACGAAGAGTTTATCATTGAGCTATTAGCATTAACCCTTAAAACCTACCCTCAAAAAATCTCTACCGAACAAATTGACTTCAAGAAGGTTCTTGAGCTATCCAAGGATGAATTGATTGAATTTAAGGCAAAGGAGTTCATTAACCAAATTATGTATAAAAGTCCAAAAGATTACCTAAAATCTTTGAGTAATCTTCTATCAATCGACTCAAATTTATTAAAAAACGATTTTAATAAGTATATAGAAATAAAAGCAAGACGTGACCTTGGAGTCCATAACAATTGGGTTAAAAATGAAATTTACATAAGAAAGGTTAAGGATGCCAACTTGGAAGTTGAAAATGAAGACATCTTGCTTCCAACTTTTAACTACTACCGTAGCGCCTACGAAACTTGCACATCCCTTGTAACAAAAATAACCAATTCGTCATGCAACTCGCTATTTAAAGTGGATAAAATATTCTCTTCATAGAAAATCGATAACCCCGCCACCAATTAAATAGCCAATATATTATTGGTGGCAAGAAGCAAGCCCCCTCTTTTTAATATAATTTAATTCAACAGTGCGAAAGAATATTAAATGAAGAATTAATTTAGCAGATGAACTCATCTAAAAACCCATCCTAAAAGCTTTTCCCATACCGTATTTTCCACATCACTATTCACACCTAACAAGGGGCGCGTGGTGTATTTCACTTCAGGGCCACTCCGGCTCACCCGATCGCGTAACCCGTAGTGATGGACACGGGCAATACGCTGCACCTGCCCGGTAAACCGGACCTCTGCCTGGCTGGCGTTAGCCTGCGCTTTAAGGTATTTCGCCGTTTTCAGCTTCGTGAACATCTTGCGCTTAACCCGCCCCTGTTTCGTCCGGGCGGTCATGCGGCGCGGCTCCCATGCGGTCCCGTCCGGTGCCCTTTGCGCGGTCATGTTCTGCTGCTGAATGCGCCGTACGTCCCGCGCCACTTCGCGCAGCATCCGGGAGCGCGCCGTGGGTTCCAGATTTGCCAGCAGCGCGGCCAGCCAGGCATCCACTTTCTGCAGTTCATCCATCAGCGGCCCGTCCAGTATTCTTCCGGCTCGTCCGGCTCCGGCACGGCTTCAACCTGCATCTGCCCGTTGACCTCCCGCGCCAGCACCCGCTCCGTCAGCTTCAGGTTCAGACTAAGGTCACAGGCACCGTTGCCCAGAATATCCACTTCAAAGGTAAACAGCTTTTCCCGCTCGTCAGGGTTATGCAGCGCATCAGGCTGATTGTCCCGCAGCCAGTAGAGAATGGGCGCCATCAGCAGGTTCTGGTCACCGGTGAAATCCGTCACCACCACATTCAGGGTGTAGCGGTACTCCCATGAGATGGACGCGGCAGCGGTGGCAACCAGCGAACCGTTATCCACAAACAGGTGCAGCCGGTCCGGGTTTTTCCGCACGTAGGGCACCGACTTATTCAGGGCGTGGCGTAAGGACTGCGGTTTGTTCATCGTCTTTTTCCTGACAGTTCACTATGGTGTCCACCTTGTCCGCGCAGCTCGCCCAGGCGGCTTCCGTCTCATCCAGCAGGCGCATCAGATCGCCGTTACTGCGCGGGGCGGCTTCCGGCAGGTGGCAGCGCGTTATTTTTGGACAGCCAGTCACGGTAAGGCTGACCGCCGGTGATGGCCGGTCGCTGGCGCAGCCGGACAGCAGCAGCAGGCAAAGGGGCAGCAGCCCAGCGGCGATACGCTTCATTTTCACGGGTCAGGTCCTCAATATGGCGCTGGCGCGTCTGCAGCAGCGCACGGGTTTCTTCAGCTGCCGCATAAAGCCGGGTCTGCTCCCGGCTGTTGGTCTGCGTCAGGATATTCAGGGCAATCAGCTGGCTGTTTTTCTGGTTCAGTTTCGCTTCCAGCGCAGTCAGCGCATTTTTCTGGCTGCGGCTTTGCTGCTCAGCCCTGTCCAGCCGCCACGTCTGAACGCACATCGCCGCAACGGCCATCAGTAGCACGACCACCAGTGCGCGCATCATGCAGCCCCCTTCAGGCACCAGGCCATTTCCCGCCCACGGCGGTTGTCCAGCCCCTGATTAAACACGCCGTTCACGTAAACCCAGCGCGGCAGCTGACGGCAGGCATCCGTCCAGCGGCGCTGGTTCAGCAGCTTCACCAGCGTGGAGCCGCAGGCGTTGCCGGTGCCTACGTTGAACGCAAACGACACCACCGCGTCATAGACGCGCTGCGGCAGCTGCGTGACGATGCACCGGCCCAGCGCCGCTTCCGTGCGCAGTACGTTGGTAATCAGGCTTTCCGCCGCCTGCCGCTCCGTGATGGCTTTGCCCGGCACCACGCCGTGGGTGTTGCCGATCCCGTCCGTCCATTTTCCGGCGCTGCACTGGTACGGCTGCAGCCTGCAGCCCTCAAAATCAGCAATCAGCTTCAGCCCCTCCAGCGAGGTGTGCAGCTGCTGAAAGCCCGGCAGCGTGGCGGCAATCGCCAGCACCGCCCCCACCGTACAGCGCTTAACGGTTTGTAGATTCATAGTCGCTCCGGCTGATGCGTCCGCTTTCCAGCAGCTGATAGGTTTTGCGCTTGTAGTACCAGCTGATAAGCGTCATCAGCACGCCCAGCGCCAGCCCCACATACGTGGAAATATCTTTCAGCGACATCTCACCCAGCCAGGCCATCGCCACCGCGATGCACCAGGTGATAAACGCGCTGATGCGTTCTGTTGTCATAATTTCAGTCCCAAAGCTGCACGGTCTGCGCAGTGGCTGCGGGCGTAATGTCCGGCAGCTCCACCCCCAGCCCGTGGGGTAAAAAGGGGCCGTGTGAAGCCAGCCCCGGATTCGCCTGCAGCACCTGCTCCGTCAGCCCCTGCGTGCGCCCGTAGTGACGCCAGCAAAGCGCATCCACCGTGTCATACTGCTGCGCACGCACTTTCATCAGATAAGCTCCACAATGCTGTGCGGCCGGTCCTGTACGCGGCTGATGGCCCAGCGCGCATCCCGCCACAGGTCGCCCGTGGCATCCTCCAGCGCCTCCCCGCGCTTCACGCCTGCCGCCGTGGCGTCATAGTCCTGATAACGCTCGTTCAGCACCGCCCGCGTCCAGCACCACACCGCGTTGCGGTAGTGGTGAACGCGCTGGCTCTGCCCGGCCAGCTTTTCCGCCGGAACCGCTGCCAGCGACGCATAACCCAGCTGTTGCTGGCGGGCGCGGTAGTCGTACAGCTCCGCGTTCACTTCAGAAATGGCTGTCAGCACCACCTGACGCAGACGGGGCGCGGTTACGGTGCCGTCCGTTCGCATGGCGCTGCGAAAATCCGCCAGGTTAAGGTCCGGCCAGAACGGCGTGTTTTCGATAATTTCCGGCGTGTCCGGTGCCTGCTCCGGCGCTACAAAGTTCATTGCCGTGGTTCTCCTGAATTAGTTGGGCGGTGGACGGGGTTTTGATAAGGCCAGGCTTGTCGCTACCCCGTGCCGCCCCGCGCGTGGGCACGTCCGGTTATCAGCTGACTTTGCGCAATCGGCGCTCCAGCTGTTCAATGTCTTTTTTCACTCCGCAGCGCTCGTCCAGTTGCAGGGCGGTTTTTAAGTGGTTAAGGGCAGGTTCGGGATCGCGTTCACGCAGCAGCCAGCCCAGCGACTTGTGCAGGCGGGCGCGGGACTGGTCCGGCATATCCAGCTCTCCCACCGCATCCAGCGTCTGCAGCAGCAGCCCGGCATCAAACGGAGTGTCAGCCAGCAGCGCCGCCTTTGCCGCGTCGGCCATTTCTTCAGCCAGCAGCGTCTGCACGTTGCGGTTAAAGCCCTGCGGCATCACCCAGCCGTGCTTCAGCGCATGGCGGCCAATCAGCAGCGCCCCGGCATAGTCCCCGGCATCGATGCGCCAGAGCATCACGTACATCAGCACGTCATCCTGCTGCGCGCCGTTGGCGGCCAGCACGCCGTCCACCCAGTGGGCATATTTGGGCAGCACTTCCTGCTTGATTTCGGCTTTCTTGACCGTGGACTGGACGCCCTTGAGGCGGCGGCGATCTTCACCCAGCTGCATCAGCATCAGGTCATAACCCTTTGCATGGCGAACGCTGCCGCCCTGACGGGCGGCCTGTTCGGCCTGAATGCGCAGGCGGTGCTGCCGTGCGGGACTCAGGCTCATGCGTTACGCTCCTGTACCGGACTGTTCACCGGCCTCAGCCGCCTCTGCAGCAGCCTCTGCTTCCTCAGCCGCTTTCGCTTCTTTGCTGTAATCGGCGATAGCGATGTTTTCGACCAACGCAGCGCAACGGTAGTCCTCCACCACGTACGCTTCGTTAACCGACTCAAAG